GTGACGTTCTGAACATCACGTATTCGTTCAATCTGGACGCGACTTAATAGGAGCTGAACATGTTTAAAGTCGGTGATGTAGTACGCCTCGACCGTCCTGTACCTCAAGGTCCTGTGACTAAAATGCGCATGGAAGAAAACGGCACCATCTGGTATCTGGTGTCGTGGAAAGGCAGCGACGGTCTTGAGCATGAGCGTTGGTTTACTGGCGACGATCTGGTTGCCGTGGAGTGATAAGTGGCACAAGTTGATGGTGGATTTGGTAGTGGCAAATGGGCAGAAGCAGGCTGGGGCTGCTCTGTCTACTACCCCATCATCGCTTACGGTGGATGGGGTACGGGCTATTGGGGGCAAAACGGGTGGGGGTTCGGCGCTGGGTTCCTCACTATTTCTGACACCACCAACATTGCCACTGCCCCCGCTATCACTGCTACTTTCTCAGATACAGTTCTTGTAAATGAAACGTATGCTGCTGGCGTTGCGCTTGTCGGCGTCGCTGCAGAAACAGCTAACGTATCTGATACGTACAGTACCGGAATAGTTGTCGAAGGCGCCGTTACAGAAACAGCAAACACAGTGGATGTGTACTCCGCGCTGTTTAATGTGTTTAGCACGGTAAGTGAAACAGTTATTGCTGCAGAACTTGTTTCTACCAAGATAAACGTGTTTTCGTCTTTGTCTGAGACGGTGCAAACGGCAGAAACGGTAGCTGTTTACGCGACTATACCGGCAAGCATTACAGATACGGCGAACACGACAGACGCCATATCCGCAGGACCCGCATACCGAGGCAACATTTCGGAAACAGTTTTGACGCAAGATTTGATGGTCGCCGGATACGGTATTCTTGCAACTACGTCGGAAACAGCAAATATAAGCGACACCGCCAACGTGACGCGTTTAACTTATGTTGCGTTGACAGAAAATGCGACGGCAGAAGATTTTAACAGTTCGCTTGGTCGTTTTGCTGTGTTTATAACTGACGCAGCTAATATTGACTCTGAAACAAACGTGCTGGCTACACTTAAAGCCGCCGTAGCAGAAACAGTTAACGCAACAGATTTGACAAGCGGCAGGTACTTGTGGGAGCCCATTAACACTGGCAACACAGCCACATGGGCGCTCATTAACACCAATCAGTAAGGATATATCATGGCAAGCACATACTCCTCATTAAAGATCGAGCTGATCGGAACGGGCGATCAAGCTGGTACGTGGGGTAACACCACCAATACCAACCTTGGCACTGCCATTGAGGAGGCTATTACGGGCTCCGCCAATGTAGCCTTTTCCAGCTCAAACGTAGCGTTAGCGTTGGCAGATACCAACGCCGCACAGACTGCGCGTAATCTGCGATTGAACCTTACTGGCACGGTTTCAGGTGTTCAGTATCTTTTTGTGCCGCCCATTGAAAAGCAGTACCTGATAACTAACGGGCTGACCAGCTCCATCATCATCGCTAACGGCGCAAATACTGGCGCAACTGGCACTACGTTCACTTTGCCTGCAGGACGCAGCAGCATTGTGTTTAACGACGGCACCAACATTAACGATGTTATTACGTTTGTGTCCACGCTTGGCAATGTAACCATCACCGGCGGCACTGCTAACGCGCTGATTCTTAGCAACGTAAGTATCATCAGCGGCAACATAAACAACATCACGTCAAATGCGTCGGTGTTCAGTAATGCAACCATTACATCGAATGCGGCTACGTTGACCAACGTATCGATCACAAGCGGTACGGCTAACAACATAACATCTAATGCATCTACGTTTACTAACGTAAGCATTACCAGCGGCACTGTAAACAGTGTCACGTCCAACGCGTCTACGTTCAGCAACGCGGTAATTAACACGTCCACTGTAAATAACCCGCAGATTAATGCGTACACGGAAGGCATCACAACTGGCTATACCAACACTGGTAACGCTTATACGATCAACATCGCTACCAGCACGATTATTACTGCCAACCTTACGGCAAACTGCACGTTTACTATGCCTGCTAATACGGCGGGTAAGTCATTCATACTGTTCTTAAAAACAGGCGCGGGTAGTTTTACCGGTACGTTTACCGGCGTTAAATGGGTTGGCAACACTGCGCCAACTATTACTACGACCGCAAATCGTATGGATATATTGACGTTTACGGCTGACGGCGCAAGCTGGTTTGGTAACTACGCGCAGAACTACAATCCGAACTAAGGATACGTAATGTTTGCTTATACAAAATTAATGCAAGCAATGTCGGCGGTAAGCGGCGCATCGTATACCGTTGTGCAGACATTTCTTGCATCTGGCACATGGACTGCACCAACAGGTGTCACTTCTGTTGATTATCTTGTTGTTGCCGGAGGTGGTGGTGGGGGTGGCACTGGCTCTGGTATTGGCGGTGGCGGCGCAGGCGCAGGAGGTTTTCGCACAGGTACGGGTTTAGCTGTCACAGCAGGTACTGACTATACGGTAACTGTTGGCGGCGGCGGCGCGGGTACAGGCGCGCAAACCTTCGGTAGTAATGGCAGTAACTCTACGTTTTCTACAATTACTTCAAATGGGGGTGGTGGAGGTGGTGGGGGTAATGGCTCCCCCGGAGGTAACGGTCAAAATGGCGGTTCAGGTGGTGGAGGCAGTAACGGCACTGGCGGAACTGGTAATACCCCGGCAACTACTCCATCACAAGGGAACAACGGCGGCACCGGTAATGGTGGTCCCGCTCAGTACGGTTGCTCTGGAGGAGGTGGTGCAAGTGAAGTTGGCCGCACAGGTACGGGGTCAACAGGCGGTGCTGGCGGTAATGGCACTTTTACCTCTATTACCGGAGTAAGTACTGCGTATTCTGGCGGTGGTTCAGGCGGTACTAACGGCGGCTCTCAACCCCCTGCTGCTTCTGGTGGTGGCGGCGTAAACGCTGGTGATGGCGGTACTAACACGGGTGGTGGAGCAGGTGGGGCAAACAACGGCGGCACTGGTGGTACTGGCGGTTCAGGTATTGTTATTTTGAAATACACCGTAGCTTCACAGACTGTCTTTACGTTCAAATCCACAAGCAAATGGATTGCTCCTACAGGCGTGACCAGCGTAGATTATCTGGTTGTTGCTGGCGGCGGAGGCGGAGGTTCTCTTGGCGGCGGAGGCGCGGGCGGATTTAGAACGGGCACCGCGCTTGCAGTTACTGCCGGTACAGAGTACACCGTTACTATTGGCGCAGGCGGCACCGGCGGGAATACAGCATCCACACCTGCGCATACCAGTGGAGGCAGTTCTACGTTTAGCACTATTACTTCTGCTGGCGGTGGTTATGGCGGCAATTTTGGTGCGCCAACCGCTGAATCTGGTGCCGCAGGTGGGTCTGGTGGTGGTGGCGGCGGCACTGATGCAGGAGGAACCGCAGGGTCTGGCGGAGCCGGTAATACTCCGTCTACTACACCATCACAAGGTAATAATGGCGGTCCCGGAACTGTTCAAAGCACTACTTCTTCAGGGGGCGGTGGCGGCGGAGCATCGGCGGCGGGAGCGCAAGGCGCAAATAATTCTTTTGGCGGTCAAGGTGGCGACGGTACAGCCTCGACAATTTCTGGTGCGTCGGTCACTTATGCGGGAGGCGGCTCTGGTGGTGGTTCTCTTTCAAGATCCGGTGGAGCTGGCGGGGGCGGTGCTGGTGGAGGTGTTAGCCAAAGCGGTAGTGATGGAACCGCCAACACTGGTGGTGGAGGCGGCGGAGGCGGTAACACAACCGCGCAAAAAGGTGGTAATGGCGGTTCTGGCATAGTTATTATTAAACTCAACCAATAAACACATGGAAACCAAACTTTACAGAATGTACGGCATAGACATAGCAATGCAACTGTTACGTCCGGGCGCAAAGTGGGAAATTTCTAACACTGTGTTTACCCGCTGGGAAGATCCGCGTCCATGTCCTTCGTGGGAAGAGGTTGTGTGGGTAATGGACAAGATTCGTGAGTTTGAAGATAGCATTCCTACCGTGTGGTTGCCTGAACAGCTTGCACAAATGCAGGCTGATGCTGAAGAATTTGAAAAGGCAGTGGCATGAACATCCACAACCTTTTCCCGCTGCCCGTCGGCTTTTTTCGTTTTGAGCGCGATTTAACGCAAGCGGAATTGTCGTTTGTGCTTACGCAAGACCGGTACGCGAATGCTGGAAATAACACTAGCGCGGATCGCACTATCTTGAAGAACAAGGAACTAACAGACATCAGAGATTTTATTGAAAACTCGATGTTGGAGTACTTCAAGACGGTACACGATCCCAAAGGCGATGTTGCGTTATATGTTACACAGTCTTGGGCAAATTACACAGAGCCGGGGCAGTATCACCACAAACATGCTCACCCAAACAGTTTTATATCAGGTGTGTTCTATCCGCAAGCTGATAGGTCGGTAGATAGAATTCATTTTCACAAAAGCGGCTACGAACGTATCAAGGTTCAGCCTGCTACATGGAATCACTGGAATTCTGAAAGCTGGTGGTTTGAGGTAGGCGCGGGGGACTTGATTTTGTTTCCGTCGCATCTTGAGCACATGGTTGAGACAAAGGTCGGAAACGAAACTCGTATCAGCATTGCATTTAACACCTTCCTCAAGGGGCACATCGGTACTGATGAAAGCCTGACAGGTTTGCAGCTAGGAGAAGAATGATGGCGCATTTTGCTGAACTTGATGACAACAACGTAGTTTTACGCGTTATTGTTGTTGACAATAAAGATACGGCTGACGCTAACGGCGTAGAGAAAGAACACATTGGCGCTGCATTTTGCGAACGCCTCCTTGGAGGCCGCTGGGTACAGACCAGCTATAACGGTAAGAAGCGCAAGAACTACGCGGGCATAGGCTACCGCTACGATGCAACGCTTGATGCTTTTATTTCTCCGCAGCCTTATCCTTCGTGGACATTAGACGCTGATGCAAAATGGCAGCCGCCTGTACCTATGCCTGAAGGTGCTGGCATGTATTCATGGGATGAGGCAACAACTTCATGGAAAGCACAGGAGGCAGTATGAAAGACTATCTGATTGAACGCGTAAAAGAGCCGTCTACGTGGCGCGGATTCGTTTTATTTCTAACCGCGATTGGCGTACCCATTGCGCCTGAACTTCAGACGGCTATCGTGTCTGCGGGGCTTGGTATTGCTGGCTTGATTGGAGTTGTAACCAAAGGATGATAAACAGCCGCAGTCTGGATGAACTGATTCCCCCCGCCCGCGCGCGGGTGCAGGCGTTTCTTGACGCTGCTAAAAAGCAAGGTATTGACTTGTTGGTAACAAGTACATACAGGGATAACGAAAGCCAGACAGCGTTGTACGCGCAGGGACGCACAGCACCGGGAAAGATTGTTACCAACGCTAAAGCCGGGCAGTCTTTCCACAACTACCGTTGCGCCGTGGATGTCGTCCCTATAGTGGCTGGCAAACCTGCATGGGATACAAAAAATCCTGTGTGGCAAGAAGTTGGCAGGCTGGGCAAAGCCGCAGGGCTTGAGTGGGCTGGCGATTGGAAAAGGTTTAAGGAGTACCCGCACTTTCAGTACACAGGCGGGTTGACTTTGGCGCAGTTGCAAGCCGGTGCAAAAATCGTTTAATGCGAGTGAGTAATGCCGCTACAGCTTTTACAGTTTCGCCCCGGTATCAACCGCGAAGGCACGACGCTTGCCAATGAAGGCGGTTGGTATGAATGCGACAAGATTCGCTTTCGTTCAGGCTATCCACAAAAGCTTGGCGGTTGGCAACCTTTGTCTTCGTACACGTACGAAGGCGTTGCACGCGCTTTAATTAACTGGGTTACGTTAAAAGGTTACAACCTTCTTGGCGTTGGAACAAACTTAAAGTACTACATTGAAAGCGGTGGCGTATACAACGACATCACGCCAATCCGCGAAACGATGGTGCTTACCAACCCGTTTACAACCACAAGCGGTTCAAAAACGGTAACGGTTACTGACGTAGGCCACGGCTCCAGTACTGGCGACTACGTTATTTTTAGCGGGGCGTCTGCCGTAGGCGGCATCACGCTGAACGGTTCTTACAGAATTACGTACGTAAACTCAAACACGTACACGGTGCAAGCTGCATCTGCGGCGACTTCTTCTGCTACTGGCGGCGGCACTGTTACCGAACAGTACGAAATTCCGGTTGGCCTTGACGCTTATGGTTATGTGACTACTGGATGGGGCACTGGTCTTTGGGGTGGTGTTGTTACGGGCGTACAACAGACGACGTTAACGGCGAGCATTAATTCTAGCAACACCAATATTACTGTTGCTTCTACCACCGGGTTTTCAAACGCCACCGGTACGTTGCTCATAGACCAAGAACTCATTACCTATACAGGTAACACAGCAACCGTATTCACCGGCGCAGGACGTGGAGCCAATAGCACGACTGCGGCAGCACACACCGCTAACACGGTTGTGTACAACGCCAACACTTACCAAGGCTGGGGGCAAACGTCCGGGTCTTCGTTGGGCGTTCAGTTGCGTTTGTGGTCGCAGGCAAACTTTGGTGAGTACCTGCTGATTAATCCGCGCAACGGTCCGATATACATGTGGGTGCCGCAATATTCAGGCGCTAACGTGCTTGTATTTGGCAACCGTGCAAACCTTTTGTCTAGTACAAGTACCGGCATATACCGGACAGACGCTGATTGCCCTGTTGTAGCTACACAGGTCATGGTATCTGACGCGTCACGCTTTGTTATTGCGTTTGGTGCTAATGAGTACGGTACAACTGAGCAAGACCCGATGCTGGTGCGTTGGAGCGATCAAGAAAGTTTTTCGGTATGGTCGCCCGCCATCACTAACCAAGCTGGCAGCTATAGGCTGTCTTCTGGGTCTGCAATTATTACGGCCATTCAAACCCGGCAAGAGATATTTATTCTGACAGACGCTGCGGCGTATTCCATGCAGTATGTGGGACCGCCGTATGTGTGGGGCTTTAACATCCTGTCAAACAACATCTCTATCATCGGACCAAACGCTATTGGCGCGGCTAACAACATCGTGTATTGGATGGGGTTGGATAAGTTCTACGTGTACACCGGACGTGTAGAGACGCTGCCTTGCGCATTGCGCCAGTACGTGTACGGCGACATTAACCTTACTCAAAACTATCAGGTCTTCTGCGGCAGCAATGAAGGCTACAGTGAAATCTGGTGGTTCTATTGTTCGGCAAACAGCACGACTGTTGATCGGTACGTCATATACAACTACCTTGATAAAGTCTGGTATTACGGCACGCTGTCTCGCAGTGCGTGGCTGGATAGCCAACTGCGCGATTACCCAATGGCGGCGTCATATCAGCACACCATCGTGTACCACGAAAAAGGAAATGACGATATTGAAATTAACGGCACCGTTAACGCCATCAGTTCATACATCCAATCGTCTGACTTTGATATTGGCGACGGCCATAATTTTGGTTTTGTCTGGAGGATGATTCCTGACATTACGTTCGACGG